CTAGGATTAGTGAGGGGTACAAGCCCTTGTAATCTATCACTGATACTCCTTCATGGAAGCCAGTGACACAGTTCAGACCTACCTCTGCACCCTTTAGTTTTGCAATGTCACCAGCCTTGAAACGACTTGGTGCCTTCTTGTCTGTCCTGCGAGAGAGGAGACCGCGAGCAAAGTTAGTGACGTTGCATGCTGATGGGAGGGAGACACCACAGAGTCTGACCATCTGAATGTAGAAGTCAGTCACGTTCCTTGCCTCGTCTATCCCTCTGAGTAGGTGAGTGTCTAGGAGACAGTAGTCTACGAAGTCACCCCAGTATTCATACCATCCATTGTGGACGTCCATCCCCTCTATTTCCTCAGTTAGTTTGGACCCTAGCCCTACAGTCTCAGCGATGTCATTGAGTTTGAGTGATGGTAGTTGCCCACCACCACTGTCCTTCCAGACACGCTCGAACCCTGTACCACTAGCAGCCTGCGCTGCTGTATCGAACTGCCATCTACCTACTATGGGTTGGTCAGTAGGGTCGTACCTGTCCTGCCCCCTTTTCATCCTGCGTATCTGTCCCACTGGGCTGAGCCTTTGCGGGTTAGGTATCCTTTGTAGCAAGTGAGGGATATCGAAGAAGGAACCTGCGTGTGCTATCATCATGTCAGGGTCACGCTCCTGCAGGAATGAGACAAATGCCTCATGCAGTTCAGACTCTGAGTTATACAACCTCAGTTCATAGGATACATCACGCACTTCACGATAGTAAGGTAAGCCTGTCATGTTATCGTAAGGGCAGTTAGTTCGCTCGTCTGCCCATGCGAATACCACTGGAGTTTCGAGGTCACTGTCTATCACAGCGATGACGGTAGTGAAGGGAGTGTCACCAGTATCACACTCTATGTCGAACCACCACTTGCGTGGCTTCCACTCTGGCATAACAGGCACGTTGTCTATCAACCACCTGTCTGTGAATCTGAGGTCAGCCTCGTAGGTCTTGTCGAACTCCTGTCGCATGCTGATGATATCAAAGGGAGACTCTGCCTCCACCTTGATGAGGGGGACACCATCTAAACCGACGGCTGTCTCTGTAGTGATACGTGCTGTAGGATACCTGTTCATGAGCCTCCTCCTACGATAGTCTCCTACGTTGGCGGGTATCCAGAAGTATGGTTGGTAACCCCTCACATTATTCTCTATGAGGTTCCCTTCCTCATCACGATAACGTGTGTAGAGAATGGGTTTCTCATCACCTGCATAGTAGTCGTCTACTATCATTCTCCACACCCCTCACACTTGATGATGCTTAGCGGTCTCTTACATGCAGGGCAGTCACTCTCTCTGTCACTGAAACCCTGCCACCCACAGAAGCATTTGACCAGTCGTTCCATTCATTCACCTCTCTTGTCCATTACTAGGAGGAGGTGGTCCTTCTCCGTGTGGCGGAATATCGCGATGTAATCATCGGCAGTGTAAAGTTCTACTGTTCCTAATGGTATCGTGTGTAGCGCATCAGAAAGCCACGAACCGAAGTGAGTGACGCATCTCTCAGGAGGACCATCACAATCTTCCATGTCTATACCAATACTCATACTGGCTGAGCCCTTATGCCCTACGTTGAGGGTCCAGAGTTGCTCGTCAGCGTGGAATACTGCTTCCACTGGCTTGTCTTTACCTAGCACCTTGTCTATGGTCTTGACTTGATGCAAGTCCTTCACGTTGATTTTTCCATAGCATGGGAGTGCTTTACCAGCCCATGATTTCCAGTGAGCACTCTTAGCCTCGTTCACTAGAACCATCGCCTTCTCTACGCTCTTGTGGGAGCGTACGTATTCAGTGGTAGGCAGATTCAATTGAGTGCTCCCTGACAGGAGTCGTAAGTGGGACTTCTTAGGTTGCCATAGAGTTATCATAGCATCCTGAGGAAGGGCTTTGATGAAAGCCAATACCTTCGACAAGTCTGCTATGATTATCTCACCACTGTCATCCACAGTAGCACTGACAGTCGTGTGCAGGAGATGGGTTGGGAGAGCCACCGTGCCTGACAGAGACATCTGCTCTGCTGTCAAGCGTAGGTCNCCCACTCCAGGCCCAAATCCTGTCAGGAAAGAGGTCAGTGCAGCCTTACCTAAGTTCACTCTGGTGATGCCGCTCCCTCCTTAGAGCAGTAACCCGATTTTGGCGCGGCCTCGCATACGTCGTGTATAAGAACTTTTCGGTCATGGTTATTCCCTCTTTAGTTCAGGGAGTCCGTGCCATTTGTGGTCTGCATCGTCAAAGGTAGTCATGACGAGTCTAGTCTTGTTCAGTAGGTTGGGCTGGCTTCTGGACTTAGTGAACTTGGCCTCATAGCGTGTTTCACCTGTCAATCGTCCCTCTTCGTCCCTAACTGCCTGTGACCCCATCTCGATGATGGTATGGAGGTAGTTAGCGGTCTGCTTCTCCCATCGAGGCTTCCTGTTGCCTGTCATGGTCCCTTCCTTGGTCTGTTCGTAGTTCCAGTGGGTCTCGTAGTAGACATTGACACCATGTCGGGTCAATTCCCTACAAAGGGAGGTCAATTGGTGGAATCGCGTGCTGCGTATCTGCCAGTTGAACCTCATCCCTACCTTCTCATGAGGGCTGATTTTAGCCCCAATCCCGTCTGGGGCTGTCCCTAGGTCCTCGATGAACATACAGGCACTGGCTACTGAGTCCCAGAGGTCCACTGCGGTCACTAGAACCGTATGGAGGGTCTCACCAGTGTATCCAGACTGGTTCTGAGCCTGTGCCCATTCTAGAGCCCTTCTGCCTATGCTCATCACCTTATCGTGTGTAGCAGGGTAGTTGTAGGCTGTTCTAGCCTCATCCTGCATCACCCAAGGGTTCTGGCACTTGAACTCGGAGCGCCTGTCTGCGTAGAAAGCATCTCGGAGTTTAGCGCCACCACCGTCGAAATCAATCACTAGGCAGGATTTCCCCTTGGGGATGCTATCGAAGACCACTGCGGTCTTACAGGTTCCGTCATCACCGACTATACCACCAAAGTCACCCGTTATGGGTGCTATCTCCTCAGCGAACCATTCCGTCTTCTCCTTTTGTTTCGGATGCATCATTGCTTCTATGGCCGGACTGGGGACCTGAGGGGCAGGACCTAGGTCATTATCCAGAGCCTTCTTCCAGTCCTTGGAAGCCTTCGCAATGTCAGATTCTTCTTGCTGCTCCTTTTCCTTGAGAGCCTTGAAACCACTCATCAGTTACCACCGCCGAACTGGTCTAGATTCGTGTCGCCACCCTCTCCGGCTGGTATAGCCAGACGAGGGATAGCGAACACTCCAGAGGCCTTGACTGTAGGTACTTGCCCTTCTTCAGTCGTCCTCATACCCAATCGTCCAAAGATGAGCACTGTGGACTTGACTGCATAAGGCTTCCACCCATCACGACCTTCGTAATCGAAGGCGTTGTTCATGTCACCCAAGAATCCATGTACTCTCACAGAGACTTCCTTGCGCCACATATCGTTGGCAAACTCCCTCTGTAGTTGGAATGAAGATACTCTCATGGTGTAGTCCTTACCCCATGGGTCGTATTCAGTGTCATATCCAGTTCTATTGATATCAGTGACCTTCCCTTTGATACAGACGAGAGGTCCGATTGGGTTATCGAATCCTGGAATCTTCTCAGAGCCATTCTGATAAACTTCCATTAGGTCTGTCAAATCTGATACATAGCAAGGCATTCCTGACATGAGAACATCTCCTCTCAAGTAGGCCTTGTCTTCCTCATCAACGAAGTCATCTGTGTAGGTGACGTTCTTGAAGAAATTACTCACTCCACGGTAGACGTCTTCCCATCCTTCATTCATCTTATCGGGTTGCGGTCTTACCTTGACTCTGCAAGGAGAGCCAACCTTGACTGGTTGTGATACGGAGTCCTCATCGTTACCACTAACATCTATTCTCCACATCGCCATATCTTCTGTGAATCGCTCCTGTGTGTTCCCATAGAATCTGTAAGTCCTGCTCCATAGAGATGGGGCAATAGGCTCACCGTGTCTAGCCCAATCTGGGTTCGACTGTAGGAGGCATAGGGTCATACCGCTATCACGGACTAGGAACCAAGGGTCTTCACCCTCCACGAACCTGTCTTGGGTTGATGCCACGATGCCGTTTGCTTTCTCTAGCATCCACACGCCATTCTCAACGAACGCTCGGGCTACTGTACCACTGTCTATAGCGGCACTTAGGTCCTTTCTAGCCTCCGTCAGGGCTTTGTTTCTCACATTAGCCCTCTTATCACGCATCTTAGGCTCCACTGCTATGAAGCACCCCACTAAGTCGACGCTAGACCCACCGGGGCTTTGCATGACTCTCCTTTCGACAACGAAAGTCTCCGCTGCATCAACTAGGAAGTCTTCATCTTCCTCGTTTGGGTTGACGATGCCTAGATGTTCCTCGATATAATCGAGGTAATGCTTTATGGCTTCCTCTTCAGTGATATTATGCTGTTCAGCATACCACCGCAATCTCTCTTTTACTTCTTCTGGCAAATTATCTTCACTCATTTTTTCACTCTTCTTTTCCGTCCCACAGGGAAGCGAGGCTACCCACGAACCAGTCAATGAAACCCTCTTGTGAGAGGGGCCATTGATGGGCGGCTAACACTGCATCTCCCCAGATGCGGGAATAGTGGTGGAACCTAGAGGGTTCCATATCAAGTTGTCGCACCTTTTGATGCAACCTATTTAATATCGCGATATTCGAGTTACTATTTAGAGCCTGCAACTCCTTTCTAAGCCCCTCCCAATCGCCTCCAATTATGGACAATGCAGGGTCTGAGTAGGNTTGAGCCTCGGCACCTACCATCTCTTTCAGGCCNNCGAAGTCTTTATTCACAGCCTCTAATGCTAAGGCGATTTTCCTTAAATCTCCATTATAGGCACTGCATGTCTCTACNGCTAGGGNNTTGGCCCACACAGGGAGGAACATCTCNACCTCTTCTGCGTTGTATGGTCTGAATTTGAATGCTAGGCAGCGCGATTTCAAAGCGCCTATGATATTCGCGTACTCGTTCGCTGTTAATATGAATAGAGCATGACCTGTCTCTATGATGCGTCTGAGTGCGTCTTGTGCCTGTCTGGTGAGCCCATCAGCCTCATCGAGCAGTATTATGGTGTGTTCGCCCCANCCTCTTTGAGTGGCTACTTCTTTAACGCGTGTGCGTATGAAATCAATCCCTCGCTCATCAGAGGCATTGAATTCGTGGATGTCAGCACCTATCTCCTTGGCGATAGCATGAGCAGTGGTCGTCTTGCCTGTTCCGGGAGGGCCGTACAATAGTAAGTCTGACAGATTGCCCCTCGAGAGCATATCCTTGATTGCACTAAGGGGGTGTTCTGCACTGTGAACCATCTCTTCTAATTGCATGGAACCCTACGTGAGTGAACCAGGACTATAAACATTCGCAAGATTCTTGCTTTCTTGTATCTTTATCTCATAGATAATCAAGTTTGGAGATGAGTTCTTGCATCTCATTGTGGGCCATTTTACGGGCCGATGTAGCCTCCATAGTGGTCAGGAGGCTCTCGAGGTTATCTCGGTCCTTCACAGCGTCCCAGACAGGCTCTAGGAGGTCAATTACCCTATGAATCTGCTTCACGTCCCTCAGCACTCTCCCATGAACTCCTTGAGAGGCTAGCCATAGGTTCAACTTCGGCTCGTCTTTCATGCTGGTGTAGACCTTCCTGTGAATGGTATATCCTAGTTTGGTCTTAGGGGCGAAGTGCACGCTTGCTTGGAAACGCGCATCACGTGCGAGCCACGCTAAGAAGAAATCATCGTGCCTGTCCATCACCATCAATACTCCATAGGTCCCCATATTGCATTACGTCATTCATGCCCTTGCTCGTTTCCAACATTACTAGGTTGGCACCCTCTAATTTACCCTTTCTAACTCTCAAAGCATGGAAAGAGCCCACTAGAGGGGGTCTGAGTTTGTCCCAGACGAATTTATTGGTAGCGTCTTTCAATACTTGGTTGTCTGGGAGGCTCGTCCTCTTGACATTCGCATACCCGACAGGTATGGGGTCAAATCCATCCATAGCCTCTATTTTTAGAGAGACCCATACACCATCACTCTTGATTTTCCCCTCTGTTATGAGGAGAGGTAACTCATACACTCTCCTAGGAAGAATGAAACCTCCTTTGTGCTGGTTGTGGATATGGGGTCTGTCAGCATCAATCAATCTCAGCACCTCTCCTTCCTTCAAGGACTCGCAGAGTTGACGTAGGTGTTGTCCATCTTTGACTAGTTTAGGTGCTACAGCCCTGTCTGTGTGACTACCCTTCCATATCTCAGGCTCGTCATCTGTGTATAGCCATTCCAGTACGTCCCCATCTTGATTCACAAGAGCGACACAGTCCCCATCGTAGGTGATGTTGGCTTTCCACTCCTTGTAATGCCCTTCCACCATCTCTCCTTGGCTGTTGTAAAGGAAAACTTCCCCTTGTACCTTATGCGCGTAGTATCTAGGGCCACTCACCTTCTCGTAATGTGTCTTCTCAAAAGGTGGTGACCAATAGCGCCAAGCAGTGAATGAGGGTGCTTTGAATGGATGGCCTGGCTCTATGGCGAAGTTCTCTGATAGTTCTCCCTTGAATGCCTTGAGTAGCACCTCTTCCAGAGGCTCTACTGCTAGAGCACTAGTGAGTCTCTCAGGAGTGTACTTCCCTCCACAGTGTGCTACAGCCCTGAGCAATCTCTTCCTAGGTATTGCGGGTGTCTCTCCTAATGCTCGCCTCCATAGAACGTCAGCAGAGATTTTATCCATGCTCGCTATGACAGATTGGATATCCACTCCTTTCCCAATGCTCTGCATGAGATGAAGTGCCTCAGGTATGGTCAGTGTGATGTCACACTCGTCTGGTGACTCAGAGACTAGACTAGGGACTAGAGGAGCACCCTCCAGAATCTCGAACTCCTCTGGGAAGATGGAATAAGAGCGATGGAGCGCACTCATTACCTGCTCTGGAGTCAAGA